ATGCTCACCGTTAAGCAGATTGAAGCAGCTAAGCCGAAAGAAAAACCATACCGCCTACTCGATGGTAATGGCCTGTACCTTTATGTCCCTGTATCAGGGAAAAAGGTATGGCAGCTTCGCTACAAGATTGACGGTAAGGAGAAAGTCCTGACCGTAGGAAAATATCCGCTAATGACTTTGCAGGAGGCAAGGGATAAGGCATGGACTGCGAGGAAAGACATCTCGGTTGGCATCGATCCGGTAAAGGCGAAAAAGGCTTCGTCTAACAACAATTCCTTTAGTGCGATTTACAAAGAATGGTACGAGCACAAGAAGCAAGTATGGTCAGTAGGGTATGCGACTGAACTTGCCAAAATGTTTGATGACGACATTTTACCCATCATCGGCGGTCTTGAGATTCAGGATATTGAGCCGATGCAACTGCTGGAAGTAATCCGCAGGTTTGAAGATCGCGGTGCAATGGAGCGAGCCAACAAAGCCCGCAGAAGATGCGGCGAAGTTTTCCGTTACGCTATTGTCACCGGAAGGGCTAAATACAACCCGGCACCTGACCTTGCAGACGCCATGAAGAGATACCGCAAGAAGAACTTCCCGTTTCTTCCTGCCGACCAGATCCCGGCATTCAACAAAGCACTGGCAACATTTTCAGGAAGTATCGTATCGCTCATTGCGACCAAAGTTTTACGCTACACAGCCCTCAGAACAAAAGAGCTTCGTTCCATGCTATGGAAGAACGTCGATTTTGAAAACAGGATTATCACCATCGACGCCAATGTGATGAAGGGACGCAAGATTCATGTGGTTCCGATGTCGGACCAGGTTATTGAACTTCTCACTACGCTAAGCTCAATCACTAAACCGGTATCAGAGTTTGTTTTTGCCGGACGCAACGATAAGAAGAAGCCAATCTGCGAGAACGCGGTGCTACTTGTGATCAAACAAATCGGCTATGAGGGTCTGGAAAGCGGTCACGGATTCAGGCATGAATTCAGCACGATTATGAACGAGCACGAATGGCCTGCCGACGCCATTGAAGTGCAACTGGCACATGCCAACGGCGGATCTGTGCGTGGGATTTACAACCATGCTCAGTATCTCGATAAGCGCAGAGAAATGATGCAGTGGTGGTTGGACTGGATTGATGAAAAGGTGTAGCAACCAACATTGCTATATCTCAGATAGCACAAAGCCTTGCAATCCAGTGCAAAGCTTTGTGTGTCTCAGTTTTGCCTCATAGGTAATGAGGCTTTAACTGCGATGCAGTAATCAATACTAAAATTTACTTAAAATTCATAAATACACTAGATAAAAACAATCCCGCATTTTTTATGCGGGATATACTGCATTTATTGCAACTACATTGCCATTAATATAAACATAGCCAATTCGTCATAACGAATTCCGTAGCATCCTCCTGCTTTTTTTACAAGAATCATATCTCCTGTTTTATATTGAGAATAAATTTTCTCACCTGTATCAGGATCTGTGCTCTCTTCAGTTATCACCTCTTCATCCCATACGTCAGGCCATTCATCGTAACACCAAAAAGCATATTGCTCCGGGTTTAAACCATGCTTTCTAAGAATATCCCCTACGGTTTGAGCGCCAACGCCAAAATGATACCTGGACGACTCAATTCCTTTGTGATTAATTGAGTCATTAAATTTAAATTTATAGATGACTGACTTTATTTCAATAGCGGCATTACGCTCTGCATTAAGAATATCATATCTTGTTTTAAGAGTTTCATCTGACGTATTGATTGACCCGGTTCCTGCATAGATAACAGAGCATCTGTTTGATGGCTGTCCAATAGCTTTAACGTTATCATCAACAGGAGCTATTTTATTAGCATCTGCCAACCACCAGTCTGTTCCATCAGCGTGACCGATTCTTACTCTTATCCCACTTCTAATATTTAAACTTCCAGTATTGCTCTGTAAATTACAATCTCCTGACGTTGGTCCAAGCAGTACAGTTTTACCAACACCACATACTACTCTGGCATTTCCTTTTTGTGATACGAGTCTTGACTCACCTCCTGACTGCTCAGGAAGAGATTTATGGTCTATAAATGCATCGCGGGGGTTAAATACACCGTCTCCAGAATTATATCTTCCTCCTGTATAGTTGTTAAATACAGGACCCCAGTCAACGCCATTGCCTTCAGAGCACCCGACCATTCTAAGCACTCGAGTATTCCCTGCTGCATATGGTAATGAGCTTGTTGATTGCCGGGAAGCTATCATACGTGCTCCATAACCAATAGCATTACCACCATTTATAGTTACATATGCTGGCTGGCTTTCGAAATATGTACTGTAAAAGTTCATATTTCCACAGTCATGTAGATGAATAAGAACATCATCCCATCCCTGAATGGTTCCTGCATGTACCTGTACACCGCGAACTGGTTCCCCTGAAACCTCCATACACTCTGATGGCCGGCTGAATGGCTGAGACAGGTATTGCGATGTGGCAAGCAGATGTGTGTGGTGATACAGGCTGGTAATGTAGCAATCGAAAAATTGCGTTCCCGCCATACCAAAGTTATCTATGTCATTTCGCCGTATAGTAGAACCTACTGTTGCCTCAGAAGCGTTAGACACTCCAGTAAATACTAACTTATCACCGGATACGGATAATCCTGAATAAGTGAAATTCCTGCCTACAGATCTTAAAACCCCGGACGTTTCGAAGGTGTGGCTTGCTGACCATGGAATTTCGATAGTGCTGGACGTTACCGCTGTAATTCGGAATACATCATGGGCGCGGATCGAAACACCCTTGAATCCCTGGAATCTACAGTGATAATAGTTTTCATCCTCGCCCTGAGCGGCCAGCGTGCCAGATACAGGAATGTTCGTTTTTAAAAGTGCCGTCTTGCGCCAGTATCCAACCACCTGCAAATTGCGGTATTCATTGCCAAAAGACGCACGTGACCAAATACCTACATCCCACTCATCGCCAAGACCGGTATTTGCAATGTCTTTATAACCATCCAGCCCATTGAAATATGGAACAATACGAAAGTTCTCAAGGCGAACACATCCTGTCTCTGGCATCAATATTGCGGCAGAGAATGGTTTAAGCGTGGCTCTTGTAGCCCCATTAGCATCACCGTTAGTAAAATCCAATAAATCATATGATGACGCAGGTGCCGTTGTTGTATACGGGTCTTCGGAAGATGGATTAGAAACCACACCACCACTAACATCCATATTAGAAACACAATCTACAGTATATTTTTTATTTCCTACACCGTACATCAGGAATGTGGTCCCTGTGGTAATATCAGGAGCAAATGTTGCAGTATATCCTGAGACCCATTTGCCCACACCAAGACAAATTATCCCACCACCAGAAACAGGTGTTAACGTATCCGTTATTACATACGCATTATCAGTACCATAAATAACCTTTCCTGTGTTAAGGGCAGCTTGCCACGCGGCCCAGTCTATTGACTGAGATAATGAGTCAACAAAAGGATATAAGGATTTTGCTTCAGAAATTGAAGAAAACCACTCAGATAATGGATGATATTTCCCATCCCCAATTGCTCCAAATTGTTTTACATTTAAGAAAAGAGCATTGTTTTCATGCTGAGTTATAGTTACAGCCCCGGTAAATGGCTGCCTTACCCCAATTAATGCATCACCTTTTGAATCATCATTAATGTATGCTCCTGATTGAGATAACTGCTCTTTGAAGTCTGGGCCAAACTGATCTGGGTCATACTTCAGCACATTCGGAAAATAGAACTGCTTAGCACCATATGCATCATAAACAGCCATAGAATGGCCTTGCACGGTAACGAATTTGGAAATCTGTCCGTTATATACCGGATAACCAGCAGCGTTAATGATGATTGGTTGCGATACAGGAACGTGAGAGCCGTCTTCGTTCTCCACATAAACCTGAATCTGGTTTTCAGGATTTACCGGGTCAGTGCCAATTTTACCGATATAAATTTTACCATTGGCTACGGCTTTAAAAGAACGAGCCATAGTGAAGAGTTGCGAAGGCATGCTTACTACAACATTGGCATTTATTGAATCTGTCATTTAATTTGCTCCAGATACAAGGAATCGCCGCAGCATGGCTACGGTGAATTTTGGGCATAAAAAAAACCAGCCGAAGCTGGGTCATTGCGTTGGTTATCTGTCAGTAGTTATGTACTGAAGGAGGTAATTATTTATTCTTAAGTCTCACCCATGCGGAAAGATTCGTTGGTCCGTCTGGCTCATTAATATCAACATCTCGTGTGTGATTGATTAAAACGTCTCTCGCCATTCCGATAACATACGAGAACTCATGACCGTAGTCGTAGCATCTGCCTGAATAGTTCGATTGAATTTGTTTTAGCGCCGGATACAGTTCGCGGAATAATGCCTGTGAGCGGTTGGCATAATCCCATAACCATACAAGGCTGTTTGCTTCTTTTGCAGAAAGCTCGTTTGCTTTCTTCTCTTGTTTGCCGATGAACTCACCTTCAAGCACTACCCTGTGGATGTACTCTACTGCTTGCGGTATCTGAGATGCATCAAGCTCTTCAATACTTTCCACATTGAAACGCTGATGAATCATTGCATAAGCTTCTGGGTACATTAGATGCTTTTTGCTGACTAGCATATTTACAGCATCACGAAGCGGAGTCCTGTCATCAACAGATGTTTTCTTACGTGCATTTTCTGCCTTTCCCTTCGTCCAGTAGTCATGCAGCACAGTAAAGCATTCTTCCTGGTACTGAATCAGTTTATCGCGGATGTCAGCACGAACTTTCTCAGGGTTGATGCTGAACAGCCATCCATTTAACTTCTTCAAAGGAAGGCAGAGTAGCTTACGAAGCTTCCCATCAGCGGCAATCATGTTCATATGAACACAGTTGAATTTGCTAATCTGCTTCATGAGTTTTGTTTGCTGCGTTGACCAGCTCATTCCAAGGTTTTCAACAATTGGCTTCATCGCAACATATGCAACTCCGGCAGCCATGGCGGTGATAATTTGCTGACCGTTGAATGGTACGTAAGAGGTGTTCACTGCTTCTAAAATTGCTATACTATTCATGTTGGTTTTTCTCCACGGATTTACTGACAACCGAAGCCCTGACTGTTCCCGCAGTTGGGGCTTCAACTTTACGCGCCAATGCGCCCTTCCTTCTTAAAGCTGTCCATTACTCTCTGATAAATCTCAGAGTTAACAGACCGACCATTCTCTTCCGCCACCTTGCGTACCAAATCCAATACTTCTTTAGGCCACCGCAAATTGAACTGCGGCATCTTGCTCATTCCTTTCATATTCACCTCACAATATAGGTCCACGGTGGACCTATTGAGAATATAGTAGACTGCTTCTATCATGTCAATACACTGACTTGGAGTAATGGCATGGCTAGAGATGATCCGCACTTTAACTTCCGCATGCCTTTGGAAGTGAGAGAAAAATTGAAATTCAGAGCAGAGGCGAATGGGAGATCCATGAACTCCGAGCTGTTGCAAATCGTCCAAGATGCTCTATCAAAACCATCTCCTGTAGTTGGTTATCGCAACGAAGCTGAGAAAATTGCTGATGAGCAGTCTGAAATTGTAAAAAAAATGGTATTCGATACACTGAAAAGAATTTATGGCAAGAACAATGAAGGTTAGCGCCCTAAGGTTAATTCTTATTAGTATGCTTTTGATAATATCTAATGCATCTTTTGCATCTAGTGCAGAATGCTCTGCAAAGGCAGCAGATGTTTATTATCGCAAGTTACTTACAGGTGATAGAGACCTTATCCTCTCTGGATTGCGCAGTGGAACCGATGGGAAAATTAGCCCGGTTGAAATATCAACAATAAACGGATTGATATTTACTTGTGAAAAAGGAATTGAAAATCAGTCATATGATACAAATTTATTATGGGAATATAACTATAAAGCTGCAAAGAAAGCTTTAATTGATGATCATTCAGCGAGAGCGTATGCCAGCGCTCATGTTGAGATGTATAATTATGGTAAATCAATAAGATAGCCATCCATGGCGCTAGTTCACTTTTTACAAGCGATGAGTAAATTCCTTGAGATGGTATTGCCTGCAAACGCCATTTCGGGGTTTGCTGATGCTATAAATCCTTTATCTCCAGCTGATGTCAGTACATCATATCCTTTGCTTCCACACAAATCGCCAGCCTTAGTTAGGCACATCCCCCATGATCCCCCCAGACCTGAGCAATCAATAGTGTATGCTTCTCTACCATCAGGGGCGTATGTTTTAGAAGATGTTGCACAACCAGATAAAAGAAAGACATTAAAACAAGCAACCGCAATGAGCCTCTTCATATCAATTTCCATATTTAAAAAACCGGAAACATCCTAATGACAAAACAACCAAATGTGAAGCACGAGATAAGATCAATCCATCCGTGGACGACTAATTACTCCTGTGCCATTCCGCTTAGCGATGCCACAATCCCAGCTCTCGCTAATCGCTGAAACTCTTCGTTTCCGACTGTATCACGTATCGCTTTTACAGCGGCCTTATTTGCCATAAATCTGCGTTCCGCCGCCGCTAATGCTTCTTTACTTCCGCCAGCTCTTACTGCTTTCGTGGCTTCCTGAACTGCTTTCTCTATCGCATATCGGCCGCTACGCGTGGTGGCAATTTTAGATACAGCACCTTTTAACCCGGCGCCAACTAAAGCACCTGCGGCAGCGCCTGCAATGCCCCCTCCTGCTCCACCAACAATGGCACCTGATGTTGAGTTGGCAATTGCATTTAACACTGTTGATGTGACGTTGGATAAACCGGCATCCAGATCGCGTAGTACATTGGCAGTTCTCCCTGTTCTTTCAATATACTGCTGAGGTTTCACTGCTGCTCTTGCAAGAGTGCCATATGCATCAGCAATTCTTCCGAGTTCTGAGGAATATCTGCTAATGGCTTTTACATTTTGTGGGGTAAGTATCCCTGCGATATGGTTAATTCCTGCTGCATCAGCTTTGCCACCACGTACACCATGCGAGATAGCATCTTGCAACATTGATGATATAGCAGGAACACGCTCTGATTCTGGCAGCGCGCGGATCATAGAATGGAACCCAGCAGGACCATTAAGACCTTTAGCTGACGATGATTGAAGGGATTTTACTCCATTCGTAATCAGTGCATCTGTTGCCAAATCACGCCCGAAAACAGACTCTGCACTCTCTTGTGCTGATAACCTCGCTTTAGACAGATCATTAGCTTTCTGCCAGTCATCAAGAAATCCGCCGTTTTCCGCCATTGTGCGCATATCATCAGTAATTGCCCGGCGTATTTCCCCTGCTCTCCTTGCCGCATTTGCCTCTCCGCTACGCTTATATTTTTGCTCCGCATCAGCAAATTTGGCTCTCCATGCTTTCATGCCATCAAATGTTACTCCACCTTGATTGTTTGCCTGAACAAACTGTTTCATTTCAGGAGTAAGCGGTATGCCAGCAGATCGCTCTGCCTGAATAACGGCATTACCATTTAGCATTCTTGCTTTTTGATTTGGCATTGTTGACCGCACGTCATCCCATGCCGCGCGCTCGGCATCCTTCATCTGATCAAGATTTTGAAGAATCTTTTGTTTTATAGCCGCACTTTTTTCTGATGCCGTTCCAGATGCGGCCCCAAATTCATCAAGGTTTCGACTTAACTTTGATGATATTTCGTTAAATGCTGCCTGATGGGCGTCCTGAACAATTCCTGGTGTTGATGCCAATGCGCCTTCGGCTTGTGCAATTCCACGACTTCCAGATCGCATTCCTGGTGTTAATGCGTTTATATCAATTCCAGCAGACTCAGCCGCTTTTGCTAAATCTTCGGACACATTAGCGGCCTGACTGGCAATTGACTGACGCCCAGCACCTGACTTTGCCATCCTGGAAACATCATTAGCAGAATTCAGTGCTGCACCACCAAGAGCCTGTGAAACCCTTGGCGCAATAACGCGCCCGACACCTGAAAGAACGCCTTGAGCACCAATATTGATACCACCGTTAATGGCAGCATTTTGTGCAAAGTCGCCCTCCTGATTTGCAGCATCAGCAAGAGAACCTGCAATCATGTTTCCTGCGGAACCGATATCTCCAGCGAGCTTTGCTGGCGATCCAGCAGCTTTTGCCGCTGTGCCAATTGGCAGGAGATACCCACCAATTGTTTCACCGGCTTGCGCATAAGGGTCTGTCGGTCGATCGACTGGACGATAGACATCATCCAAAACCTTTGGGCCACCAAGCCCCTGGCTGATTGCATTAATCAGACTTGCGCCACCCTGCAATACGTCAAATGGTATGTTTACCAGACCACGACCAGCCTGTTCTGCAATTTGCCCTGCGCTTTGACCACCAGTGAGCCAGTCAGTGGATTTTCCTACCAGAGATTGTTCTTCTGTCTGCGATTGGTTTTGAGTGGATTGATCACCAGAAGACAGCATCTGAGCAATGCGACGTGCTCCTTCTGTATCGCCTGCCGCATCAGCGTTCCTTAATGCTGTCATCAACTGTTCACGACTATAGGCCATCACTGCCCTCCGAGATATTTATTAATCAGGTCATCATCAGAAAGCTGCTGTTGAGACGGTTGTATGTCCTTCCCGTATTTCTGTTGCATACGTTTCTGAGCCATCTCAGTGGTTTTTATGATTGTTTTGATAGCTGCTCTGGCTGATTTTTCAGACTGATTTGGGGACAAACTACCAATAGCATCCATTACCTTTTGCCCCTCGGCATTACTTAAAGCCCCCATCCCTTTCATCTGCTGAATGCCAGATAAGAATCCCTGAGATTTCAGTGTGTCAACCAGAGTTTCTGTATCAGCAGCCTCTGTTCCTGGAATGAATCTACTCGATAGTGGGTTTAGGTTTGTTCCGAAATATCCCGTGAATCCTGGGCTATTAAGAACTTTTGTAGCCGTCTCTATCGTTCTGGAGAGATTATCCATTCCAGAGTTGTACGCATCGGCCTTATCTCGCTTTGCCTGCTCCATAGCTTGCTGATTCTGCAATCTCTTGTCCTGCAATTCAGCAAGTTTTAAGGCATTAGTTTCATTTGCGATGAGTCTGTCGTATTTCTTGTCCTCTAATTCCATCCGACGAAGATTGACATTTTGTTGCGCAATATTGTTGCTTGCCCACCCTCTGGCATTTGTCATGTCATTATTACGGATTGTTTCGTTAATTCTTTGCTGATCCTGCTGGCGACCAACCATCTTGTCCTGAACATTGAAATAATCATTAGGACCAAGCGCTGACATTCCAAGGTGATCAACAAACTCACCAAATCCTGAAGGATTCTGCTGATACATCTGAGCAACGTTATTAGGGTCAACACCGACGCGAGTCAGTTCCTTGGCGTTGTTTTGCAGCCATGATTGCATTGCTTCTGGAGACGAGGCAGCAAGGCGTGCGCCAGCCGCTAAGGTGCCGATAGAGTTGCGCTGGTCTTCGTCAGCCCATTTCATACCAGACTGAATCTTCTCTAATTGACCAGGATATTTGGTCATCAGATCTCGAACCTGCTGTCGATCACCTGATTGAATAGCAGAAGCATAATCCTTTCTGAATGCTGCCTCTTGCTTCTGCTGATCATATTGCTGCAATCCTTGCATTGTGCTTGTTATTCCCTGCAGAGCCTGCAGACCGATATTGTTGCGACCAAGCCTGGCATCCTCATTATTCTGACGAATGTAAGCCAGTGTCTCATTTACATCACTCGCCTTTGGCGCATTCTCATTTTGCGCACCAATTCCAGCCAGAAAACCACCGGAGTTGATGCTCTGTTGCCAAGTTGCCACTGTTCACCTCCATCAGTAAAGAAGAGAGCCGAGAGCACCTACACCTGCACCAATTGCTGCTCCCCATGGACCACCGACACTGCCACCAATAGCAGCACCAGAACCTATTCCACCAATCAATTTCTGACCTGTAGATGGTCGGTTGGCATTTGCTGCGACTGCTGCTGCCTGCTGTTGATACAACTGACTGGCATTGTTTGCATAGGTCTGCCCGGCGTTTGCCTGACCTGTAAGAGCGCCAAGGCCGATATTTGCCAGATTGTTGTAGTTGTTCATCTGACCTGACAGCCAGTTTTGACCGAGTGTAGGTGCGATTGCTGCCAACTGGTTTCCTGTTGCTGTAGAGCCTAATCCACCAGTTGCCTCTGCTGCTGCCAGACTCTGGTAACGCGCCTGCCCTGCAAGGTCTTTGTACTGCTGGGAGTTGTAATACTGGTTAAGCGACTGACCTTGCCCCTGAAGAGAGGAAAGATTTTGCAACTCTGATACGTACTGCTGAGCGAGTGGCGTAAACGGTGCAAGGTTTTGCATATTCGTCTGCCACATTTCGCGCTGCAATTCGATGCCCTTTTCAGTTGCGCGTGCCTGGGCCTTTGAACCGCCATCACTGCCACCTTTGCAGTAAACAGTTTTGCTGAGGTGCTTATTGGCAATCTGGAAAATTAACATTCGTTAACTCCTCGTATTTTGAGCGCGGTAACTGATAAATCGTGATGCCTACAGGCTTTCCACTGCTGGTATAAGCATCATCAAGGTGACCAACACGGGTAGCGCCAAGCAAACGGATAATTGCCCGTCCGTATTTCGTGGTGTCAGGAACCATGGTGATGCTGTTAAGGAATGGTGAGTTTTCGAGAAGCCATTTGCAGAATAATCGATGCCCTTGCAGTGCATATTCACCACGGAATCCGGGGTCGTACACCGCATGGCATTCAACAACGCTATGCCAGAAGTTACGCACTTCATGAACGCCAGCCAGCATTAATCCTTCGTAGATGCCGAGGTATACCGCATCAGGCTTGATGTAGTATTTATCTCCACTGTCTACGATATTTCCCGTGTTTTCTGGATTGTTGAGGAATTCTGCAAGCTTCACCGGATTATCGATGAGCTTTATTTCCATCACTGCTCCGCAATGATTTTGATGGTTGTGGCAGTAAACGCTGCACCATTAGACTGAATGGTTAACGTACTGCCATTTGTGGCAAGAAAGCCGTCTTTATCCACGCTGAAGAACGTAGCTAACAAGATGTTATCGGTTGTTGTCGCCGAGTTGCGACTGCTTACCAGTGTGTCAGGAACAGAACCGGAAAATGTTAGTTGCATTGACCTGTTTGCGGTTCCACTGGGCCACGTCCCGACAATCGACAACTTGAAGAACAAGGTTTTGTTCTCGTTGAACACAACCATCTTGTTGTTAACGGTGTCGAAGAATGGTGCCAACGAACCGGATGACGGCGTGAGCGTTTTCAGCAGGCTAACAAGGTTGGTCGGCGCTATCGGGATGGTTACAGATACGCCAGAGTAAACAACCTCTGACTTCTTGCGAGTAGTGGCATACTCCAGAGCATCGATGCGCGTTTCATGGTCTGAAAGCGTGTTTTGAATGGCGACAACTTCATCCGTCAGGTAATCGATATCGTTTTCTGCTGTCGTTAATCGTGAATCAAGGCCGACTATCGCCGCTTCTGCGTTAGTGATCCTTGTTTCGTGGTCCTGAATCTTCGCTTCAGCTGATGCCAGTCGAATTTCGTGATCGACAAGAATCACATCCTGCTCATCGTTCCTGACTTGTGCGTCATAAGCGCCCTGTCCGGCCTCGTTGGCCTTGTTAGCCACATTACCAACATCAGTACCCTGTGCAATAACGTACAGCAGATACGACTGTGAGAAGATATTACGCGGAAGGACTGATGTGTCGAGTTGTGTAGCCTGAATGATTACCGGCTCATTGAGATTCGAATCAGCCATTACTCAATCCTTATCTGGCAGCCAGACAGAGTGACAGGTGACTTCGTGATAACGCGCAATTTGAAGCCAACATTTTTCCTGATGCGCCCTACTCGCTTCCACAAAACGCGTTTGTCGTAAACGAACGGTTCATTCTGCTCAATCATCTGCTCACGTCCGTAATTGATTCCGTCAGTGGTTGCAGAGAGGAACAGGCGGTCAGCGTACTGAGCAACACCCGTCGATGATTCCACCTCCAGATCAAAGCATCTGGCGTTATCTGCTTTGAAGAGTGGAGTAAACAGCAGGTGTTCTTGCTGTAGCCCATACTGGCTGCTGATATCGAACTGCAATTTCCCGGTCACGGACTCCAGCTTATCGCCGCACGTTATCTGATTGCCTTCGTAAATGAAATCAATAGCGCGGTACACATCGTCATACAGGCCTGTTTTCAGTACACACCATTGCGGACCATTGGCGCTTGAAGATGCGTCGTACACGAGGACGTGACGCGGAAGGTGGATAATCAGCAGCTCATGCGCATCAAATCGCAGAGACTCCATCACGCCATCAGCCAGTTCATTAGCGGTGTAGGAACGGAGTATTTTCTCGATGCTCGCACTGGCGATTGGTGATACCTGACCAGAGCCGATGATGTACACAGACGGCGCACCCGTTGCCGGATTGCTGATGAACGCATACGAATCAGCAAATGGCGTTTTGCAGTAAGTTCCGGCAATGCCTTTCTGCACCATCAGTGATGGCTGTGCGACATACAAAGCAGCACCAACGGTAGTTGCACCAGTCAGGGAAAAATATTCAATCGTCGATGAACCAAAGCAGACGATGAAGTCTCGCCATGTTCCGATGCCGATGATGCCGTCAGGCTGCGATTCTGCGCGATATTGTGCGCTGTAGCGGTCAGGATGCGATTCGTCTTCAGGGTCAGTGATAAACCATGAATCAGTGCCGTCTTTTGACCACGCATAACGCCCACGCAAGCGCGTAATGTCGCGGACAGAACCTAACTCATACTGAGTGAATCCGCTATCTGAAGGCCAGTTTGAGACTGTTTTAACTGTGCCATCATAGCGATACTCGACCAGTTGACCATTAACGCCTACAGCCTGAGAGGTCCGACCATGAGCCATTGATACGCGACCACTTCCGGCAACGTCACCGACTTCGCTTTCGCCTTTGTAGAGCTTGCCACCACACACGCGATAAACAGCATTCTGCGCCATGTTGTACTCGACGCCTCGCGATACGCCGTTCACATCAGAACGTTTGGCAATGCCCGGGAATGAGCGAAGATATCCGCTGCTGTTCAGGATTTCTTTGGGTGTAGCCAGCATATTCACTGGCAGATAGTCGATATAGTCGGCGTTTCGGAAGTCTTTGCCGATACCTTTCATAAGCGGAAGTTGCTGAATCGGCATTTATTCACCTCACATACTCGGATCTTCTTTCTCGATGTAAAACCGATTCCACGTAAACGCGCTTTTGTTACCACTACCGCGAGGCATGTCATTTCGCCGCTCAAGTGGTGGTATTTTGGTTAAAGCGATGCAGATTGTCTGATATGCGCTGTCAGCAGCGGTAAGGAGAGCATCCGACGGCTGAATGACGTTATCCATGCACACTTGCACAGCGAGTTTCAAAGCGACGCCATCATTTGCCCATGCAGGGATACCTGAATCATCGTCAGGTAACGGCATGATGCCGTTTTCTGTATCAGCAAACTGATACCCAAGCTCGATACCTTTCGCCTGCCATGCTGCCATCATGTCTTCGAGGTCATTAATGGCATCTTCAATTGCCTGAGGGTCAGCATCTGTCAACGTGGCATTGGAATACAGCCCGGCTTTTCGTAAAGCCTTAAGAACGAGATCACCCTTCGTTTTCGCCATCTTCTTCCGCCTTAGCCACTTTTTGCTTCGTTGCGGTTTCTTCAGGAGTTTTTACCCAGCCTTTTTTCATGTGAGATTTAACTTCTTCGTCATCAACAATGATGTAATCGACAGCAAACTGACCACAGGTGATCATGTTGCCCGGCTTATAGAGCATTGTTCGTGCCATTGTCTTCTCCCAATAAAAATGGGGCCGAAGCCCCACCAAAATTACTGCCCGGCAATAACGATGCCCGTATATTCAGGAACCAGTACAGAGCAACCGTACAGAGTGGTGAAACGCGCAGTGGTTACGCCTTTGATGTGGTCGAAGGCGTAAGACATGATCAGCGTAGCGCCCTGCTCGGTGGTTGCTGTCATTACCTGTGGACCCTGACCAGTCGGGAACGCCAGTTTGCCGTACATCAGTTCAACAGAACCATCAGCCCAGAACAGGTTAGCCGGTGCGGCATTTTTGTTGAGAATGGTAATTGCTGCACCATTTGCCGCGTTAGCATCAACGTTTGCATATGGACGGCTGGCGACATCTGCGTTGTCAGGCGGCAGAATTTTCGGGGAGATAGTTGCTGTCGTTCCGCTTACAGCCAGAACGCGGAATACCTGCGGCTGCCCGGTGGTGTCTTTGGTGATCTGGTGTACAGAATTCACGCCAGCAATGGTGAACGCATCGCCAACCTGCAACCCAGATGCAGATACCGTAATAGTCCCCTGTCGGTTATCCACTGGCATATCGTTGGCATCTTTCGCTTCAACCTTGTGCGCAGGTTTAGCCGCCAGCGTCAGGGAAGTTGCTGTACCCTTCGGAACACGACCAGAAATATCTGTCTTGTAGCTATCAAAGGACGCAACAGGAGGGATCTGCGCTTTTTCGTATGCTGTCAGGGTTGCGCCCTGAGCATAGGCACGGTGACCAAGCTCGCCAGCAAGGTCTTTGTAGTTGAAGGGGTTCCAGAAAGAGCGGCGGTTGATACCCTGTGGTACACCAATCGCCGTCATGGTGGCATCAATACCTGCCGCACAGTTCCACAAATCACGGCCCTGTGAACCAGTGGTTGAGTCAGCCATTGTGATCACGTTAGTAGCACGCTGCGTGACCATGGAAATCAGGTCAGAGTCAATCTGTGCAGCAAGGCGCATACCTGCGGCGCGACCAGCTTCAGTTTTATGTTCCGGGTCACGCATTTCACGCGCATCCAGAGTGTACAGAATGTTTTTCGGCTCCTTGAACACAGAAGGAACAAGGCGCTGAACCAGTGCTGTTGGCGTTTTGCTGCTGAGGTCGAGGCCTTCCTCAATGTTCATGTGGTAATGCTGCGGACGATACAGAACATCACCTGCTCGCTGCATTGCTGTATCACCGGGACGGAATTTTTTAGCGTTACGGGAAACTACGCAGGCGGCCTCAAAGCCTTCAACGTAGTTTTCGAACATGATTTCAAGGTCTTTTGCTAATTGGTTAGCCATGCTTAATGCTCCGATAGGTTATTTTTTTGCCTTTTTAGCGGCGAAATACGGCGTCCAGTCACCAGTTTCCAGCGCCTTGGCTTTCAGTTTGTCGAGGTTATTGATTACTGCGCCGTTGCTCCCCTTAACTGTCGGGGTTGTGGCTGCCGTGGTTTTTGCTTTTGGCATGATTCTGGCCTTAGATTCGATACGTTCCAGCAGACGACCAATTGCTACGGGGTTGGTAGCTTCTGCCAGTTGCTTGCGCAGTTCAGCGTTGCGACCGAGTGCCAGAACAACGATTTCCGGCTTCTCTGACTCAAGAAGGATCATGTCCTGAATATGAACAGGAACATCTTCGCGCACAGCCTGCTCTGCATCCTGGTAGCCAGCCACTTTCAGTGCTTTTACTCTCTGCATGTAATTGGCTGCTTTCTGCTGAAGCGTTGCGGTACGCGCCTCTTCCTCTCGTTTCTGCTCTCGTACTTGCTCCTGGTATTTGCCGTTTTCCTCTGCCCACTTAGCCATACGTTGCTGATAGATTTCTTCATCGAAACCGATGTCCTCATCATCCAGTTTTGGCATTCGCGGTGGTTGAGTGATTACCGGCTGCTGCTCGACGGGTTTCTGAGACTGACGCATCAGCTCTTTCAGCTCGCGGTCTTTCTCTTTAATCGTCTTGCGCAGGTGTTTTACCAGTCCATGCTCTGCGCTATCTTCGCTGGTTGGCGAATCCAGCTTTTCGTCACCAAAGTAGAATTCCTGTTCTGATTCGTCGTCATCAGTTTCAGTAGCTTCCTCTGCATCATTGCCAGAGGACTCACTGCCATCTTCTGTTTCGACTTCTTCAGCCAGTTCGACATCATCAGGAATCTGCTCTGACGCATCGGTTTCGATTTCAACTTCTGGTGTGTTTTCTGCCATCTGGTCCATTTGTTACCCCTGTTTACTCGATGTTCAGCCCATCGGAAGGCAATAAGGTGCCAGGCCTCATAAAGACAGCCATTGCACGTTATGGGTTAATTACTGCTGTGGTTGTTGCTGAGTTGATTTTTGCAGGATGCTGCTGATGTCCATGAGCTGCGCATGGCCCTGCGCCTGACTTTTCAGGACAAGCTCTGCATCAGCACGGGCATTGTCTCCTTGCTGTTGCTGGAACTGTCCGAGCAGTTTCAGAGCCTCACGGATATCAGATTTCTGCTGGCTATCGGCAGATGCGAGGATTTTTACAACGTTTGCCGCTGCAACCTGAGCATCCGTCTGTGCCTGGAATGCTTTAACCTGAATGGCTGCCTGTTCGTTCTGCGCTTTCTGCAATTCAGCCTGACCAGCAAGGAGCTGACCTTGTGCTGCAACCATAGCCGGGTCTGGCTGACTGGCCTGTTGTTGTTTCGCCTGCTCAACCATCTGCTGTTCTTCTGGTGTTCTCGGCTTGATAACTCCAGAAAGAAGCAACTGATTGCGGTTGTATTCTTTAAGGTCGTCCATCCCTTCGCCGTCCATATTGTCGAGGATCATCGACGACACAAGGTCGTGCTTCGGCGTTCCTGGTGGGATAAGTGCCAGCATGGAAAGTAACGACTTAACCGTTGCATCGCGGCGAGTAGCGAACGACTGACCGACATCAACAGTTACTTCATAGTTGCCCTGCGAAAGGTCGTTAAGCGCGATAATCTGCCCTGTCTGATGGTCAACAACTTCACCAGTCATCAGCGCAACGTCATCACTGCCGTCCTCATTAACGATGCGCATTGGCGTATCGCTGCCATAGACTTCACGAGCCATAGAAAGCCACACAACGCCAGCGCGGCGCATGGATTTAGCCATGTTGTCCATGTAGATATAGGACTGCGTGTCCATCCGGTTAAAGATGCTATCAACGGTATCGGTAGCGACGTTGCTCGGCATGTTCTCAAGCTGCGACGCCCCGGTAATTTGCTGAATAGCCGTTCCGGTGTACTGCAATAGCCCGGCAAGAGCAGGAGGCATTTGTGTCGGAGGTGTCCAGCCAGCAACCTGAGCCTCTGAAATGACCGTTCCGTTTTTGTCCTTCTTGCTGGTCATGGGAAGAACTGCAGGTCTTTTCTTATTCCTCTCTGCCCAGTGATTCATTAATGGACCGGGAATGAAATCAACATCCACGATAGGAATTCCATCACCGCCAGCCTGAGTAGCGTTATCTGCAATCATGGAAACCATCAGGTTCTCAAGACGCTGTGCATCCATCGCTTTTGCTGCGTGGCCTTCGATTCGCTCCTGATTATCAACAAATGAGCGACGCCCATATACCGGGATGAGAGGAATATGTTCGCCCGGAATACGCTTCGGTTCTTCCAGCCATTCAGCGCCAGACAGAAGACCGCAATAAACTCTGCGTTTCTTCACTGTCCGCTCACCAATCAGTTCGAATGCGCCATCGGTCAGCTCGTCGACAATATCTTTGATTTGCTCTTCATCATAGATTGCCGTTTCTCCGCTAACAGGGTTGCGCCATGCCGTGAGCTTCACCTTCTCTATGCGAACTTCGTAGTAGCGACCAACATAGATGGCATCTGGCGTTGACCAGTCATATTGAGTGCCAGTGTCATCACGAGAAAGGCTTGCCGCGATGGAATCAGGGTATTCAGCCTCGAACGCTTTAGGCGTCATGGAGAACATTTCCATAGCCCACATAGCATCAGAGCGGTCATATTGCTTGCTGTCCTGATCGAAGAAGACGCATGTCGCTGGGTCGTAAACAGGAAGAAGGCTGATGCGTCGCTGCTCGTTACTCGGATCCATTTCATCTTCGTAATCGGCACACATGCGGAAACAACCGAATCCGCCCGTTACAGCATCATCAAATGCGTTATCACACGCTTCGCCACCGGATGTTTCCTGATAGTCAGCGCGGAATTTGCCGTTCATCTTTTCGGCTAACGCTTCCGATGCCTTATCGTCCTTCGGCCTGAATTTAACGCTTATGCGATTCTGTCGATACTCGCCAATGATGCGATCACATTCACGGGCAATCTTATTCAGTTCAAAGCGCGGATAATGCTCAAACCTGCCTTCATCAAATGAGTAACCAGCGTTTGTGCTGCCTTCCCACTGTGCGCCGGATACCCGGACGAAACGTTGAGCCTCAATAATCTGCTCACGCATATCCTGCGTTGCTGACCAGGCATTATCAAAGTTGCACAGCACCTTGCGATGCCAGTCAGTCATCTTTTTTTCTGCCATATCAACCTACACCACAAGGAATTGAGTAACTGGAATAGTCGGGTTGCGCAGCCGACTCCGGGCAATGCATACACATCATCAGCGCATCAGCCAGGTTAGGAGATGGAATACCGAGCTTCTGCTTCATTTCGACCTTAGTCATTAGCTCCAGCTTCCCGTTGTTATTGAATTTGCGCTGAATCTGCGTAAGTTCTGCAAACAGCTTCTCCAGCATCTTCTCGCCTATTGCTTCTTTGTCGAAACTCAGCATGTCGTCGGGGTCTGCATACTCACCGTGGACAACCGCCCGATATGTCAGATAAAGCCTGTCAGCCAGCGCGTAATAGAATTGCGCTCGCTTATTGCGGAACACATCACCAATAGTGCGAACGTTGTCGCCCCGTACGACTTCATCGGCCCATGCTCCGGCCTGATATGGTGCATCTTCATCGAATGGCGATTCGCTGCCCTTGAACATCGTGGCGGTGATTTTCTTGCCGGAGAACGCTTCCGTTGTCTGTCTGCGTAGCCCGGCACCGACACCATCGCCATCCCACAGGTAGTGGTCAGCGCCGTCTTCAATCGCCAGCGAAGTTGCCCAGTCAGCACCCTCGTTGATGTCCATCAGCAGGCCTTCGGCAATGCGCTTAACTACCGAACCGTGACGCGATGCGTAACCTTTAGCATCCGGTCCTGTATCTGACGGGTCATGCGCAGAGACAACCGCGCCTTTCGCTTTCCATCCGAGTTTCTTGTGCGCATCGGTTGCGGCTTCAAGCCATTCACGTTTGATGATTGCCATATCACTTGCGCTTACTGGCTCACCAAGCCAGATGTGACGATACAGTGTCGGATTTCTGCGTTTACACTCTTCCATCTCCAGACGGAGAACTTCAGGAAAGTGCGGGTTGTCGGTGTAGTTCACCGTCAGCAGGCAAATATCATCGGGAGGATTTACAACGAATCGCTGATAGGTATCGTCGAGTATGTTCTTCGGGTTAAAGCTCACCCATATTTCAGAGAACGGCTTACGGATGGTTGGTATCAGGATATCCCATGATTCCTTCGTTACCGCTTCAGCTTCTTCCACCCAACAGATATCAATGCCTTCGAGCGATTTAATCTTCGTCGGGTTGTTTTTGATGCCGTAGAACATGAATTCAGCATTCGTTCCGAGATGACGAATCATTGAACGCTGAATTTCAAACTCAGCCGAATACCCTTCACGCTCGATGGTATCTTCAAGCAACCGGATTACCGAATCGCTGATACTGTTTTGCAGTTCACGAGCGCAGAGAATACGCACAGGCTGCCGACGCGCCGCTTCAACAAGCAGTCTCGCGATTGCCCATGACTTACCGCTACCTCGACCGCCTTTGGCGACTTTGTAGCGATGCGCCTCAATGAACGGTTCAAAGATAGGATTAATCGAGGTCATTTTCCGAACAGAGTGCTCATCGGTGATGTTTCAATCTGGATTGCGCCGCCGTCTTTGCCGACAAGCTCGTTGGTTACCTTGTCGCCATACTTACGGGGATTCATTCGGGCCAGCGCCCATTTGCGGGTATCAACGCGAAGTCTTGCCTTTGCCACCTCAGCAGCATCTGGAATCGCATTGTCAGCAATTTCGAATATCTCTTCGAAAATAGAATCAGCTCGCGCCTCAGTTGCTTTCGCGTACTTGTCGCGAAAATCCTCATGCTTTGCCAACCAGCGGAAAACAGTGGACTTATCCGGCATACCTGGGCGCTTGCATACTTTCAGCAAGCTCTCGCCAGAAGAAAGCAACGAGCAGATATCGTCAGCCACCTCCGGCATATAATCAGAGGGGCGACCAGCTTTTGGTTCAGTCGCCATATTCATCTCACTTAGTTGTTATTTCAGGCTGAGAATTCTTTCGCGCCTTCAATCAGTGACTGCTTCAGCAATTCGAGTGTGCCAATCGCCTCGCATAAACTGATTTCACCATCGTAATCATGGATGGCGCTTTCCAGCCGCTCGTATAGCTCTTGAGTAATTGGGAATTTCTTCTCCTTACCCAAATTGATTACGCGACTCACATCATGCTCCGGTAGTGAGCAGGTCTAACGCTTCCTTCGATTTACGCACCGCTTCGATAGTGCGGGTCGTGATATCTGAATTAGCGCCGCCTGACTGGAAGTGAATTTTGAATAGTTCAAGCTTCAGCTCGTCAGTGCCAATGAATTGAAATGCTTCTTCTGCGGCTGCGTTCTGGTTCATGACCAGCTTGTAAATCTCTAACTGGAATTTCTGTTCTTCAGTCATGGGAATAATCTCTGCCATTGTTGGCTCCGTTTATCCGTTAAAAGGGATATCAGTTAAGTTATCCCGTGTAGGGTATAAGCCATTGTCGAGACCACTCATTGAATGGCCTCTGCAATAACCGATGTCTTTCCATCAGTCCGCCACCACAAAGAATCTTTTTTGCCATAAGGCTGGAGGTTCATCTTTCAGTGGCTGCCAGTGTTATTTCCCCACTTTCTGGCTTGGGTTGTTTCGTGGTACTGCCGTAATGCAAAAACTGGATTAACCTGCGAAATCACACCATTCCGGGCAAATACATTTGCACTTCATTTGCCGCTCTCTCACGTGCAACATGAAGCAATCTTTTTCGCCCACCAACGCCCCACTTAGCCATTTGGCTTGCGCACTGGCTTATCGCTTTGGTTTCAGTATTGATGATGTGATCGATTCTATTCAGACGGGACATTGCGCCAACGCCGAGACGGACAACCGTTTTGAAAACTTCATAAACTTCGATTTCAAATTCCGGCTTAATCCATGCTGCATATCTGATTGCCAGAAGTTCAACACCCCACACACCTGGTTCTGCACCACCTTTGATTATTTTAAGTGGCTGAATTTGTTCCAAAGTGCTTTTTTGCACTTTGGCCTCCAGTGCTTTTATGAAGCGTTTTATCTGCGCGCTACGCAAAAACTGGCTTGGGCGCTGTTGCTCTGTAGCCTCTCCATTTGCAACTGCTGCTGCATGGAGATCGTTTAAGTTGTAGCGTCCATCCTCATCAACACGAACGGACACACCATTGACAATAACTGTTGGGTACTTCATCAGTGATTACCTTTTAGTGATGAACCTTGTCACACAGGATTCCGGCCCACAGAAAGGCACCGATCACCAAACCGGCATCCTCAAGGGTCATCCTGAAAGGTTCTGTGTTCATAAGTCGCGCGTGTGAAGCGCGTTTACTGCGGACATAAAAAAGCCCCGCATCGCGAGGCTCATTAAATGGACTTTGTGATTTGCAAAAAAAAATTATTTCAGGCATTGCGTCCTGATGTACTCCTGCAGGTAGTTAACCTGCGCGGTTATCTTGTCGATTCCACTTCGGAGACGGTAATAATTGAGTTCAGCATCTGCTGTAAGTCTTGGGATTTCTCCATCGCCCATGCTGCTGGCTCCGGTCGTTGACTTTGCACAGGTGGCGGCGACTTGCAGGCGCTTACGCCCAGCAGAAACATCAGCACGGAGGCTTTCGATAGTCGCGTTAGCATCAGCAAGCTCCTTTGTGTATCTGGCGTCGAGTTCTGCTACATCACGTTGACGCTTCTGCATATCAGCGATGATGGATGTGGCTTTATTGCGCTGCTCTTTGTAGGTCATGGCGTTATCACGGTAATGATTAACAGCCCATGACAGACAGACGATGATGCAGATAACCAGAGCGGAGATAATCGCGGTTACTCTACTCATTGTTGCCCCCACAAACAGACTTCACGCTCAATCTCACGGCGAGTCATCAGCCCTTTCCATTGCTTACCGCCAGCGTATGTCCAGCGCCGTAGCTGATCACATGCGCCTTTGATATCGCCCTGGTTTATTTTGCGAAGAAGCGTCGATGTTCTGAAATTTCCAGCACCAACGTTGTAAACGAACGAGTAAAGAGCGCCGCGCGTTGTTTCCGGTATATCGACTTTGATGTACGGGTTAATTTGTCTGGCGACAGTGGCAAGGTCTTTATTCAGGAGGGCTTTGCATTCTGCTTCGGTATACGTTTTACCGAGCATAATGTCTTTTCCGGTATGCCCGTAACATACAGTCCATACACCAACGATATCTTTATATGGTATGTAGCTGACGCCTTCCAGACCATCGTTACCACTTGGGCCAGTGATTAACACAGATGCTATAGCAATAGCCCCGCCACCAATAGCCGCAGCAACGGCTTTTCGTAATGATGGAGGCATTATTCACCTCTCGCAGCCTTTCTTCTGTCTTCTCTGATTTTGAAGTACAGATTTGTCAGATAGGTGAGAAAGCCCAACACAAGGCTTCCAAGCACCCCAATCGCAGCCCACTGTGATGGACTGACCTGATCCAACCACTGTAAAAACCAGTATCCCGCACTACCAGCGGATGTTCCGTAGGCAATGCCAGTTGAGATTTTGTCCATTGATTTCATAGCAACGCCTCCGCCAGTAACGGATTGCGTAGTTCTTATATTGGGAATGGGAAAAAGAAGGCCGCAGCATAACTATCACTGATTAGTTCAGGATAGCCAGTGACTACGGCTAAGTTATGGTGCTGGTTAACGGACTTGAACCGCCACCCATTCGCTTACAAGGCGACTGCTCTACCATTGGAGCTAAACCAGCATGTTTGGCGGGACAGCGTGGACTCGAACCACGATAAGAAGGTTAACAGCCTTCCGTAATGACCTTTATACGACTGACCCAAATAAAAAAAAAGCCACCGTTGCAACTTAAGAGTCACTAACGGCAGCTTACCTTCTAATTATGGCCAAATGGATAATTGCATGTCAAGACTTTTAACAGCAACATGTTTAACTTTCTCAACACGTTTACGAATTTTGAAAGCATTTTGCATTGGTTGGTACAAAACAAATAATGATGCTTTCAGGATGTCGTCAATTTCATTTCTACAGGTTGCCAGTGAAGGTTTTCTCCATCCCTCGCCACCACGTCCACACATCTTGCGTGGCTTTGCAGTCGCGTGATAGTAGGATGCAATTGCTCGCTTAGATGAACCATGAGCGTAGTAGCTGAGGAGGATGCCAAAGGCTTTCTTGTCAATGCACATGACGGAATCGACGACCTGAGAAATCAACATTCCATCATCATCATTGCACATTGGCCTTGTCATAATTCTTCCCGGCTCTACGCTCTCCATGAACTTCGCTATTACGCTGCTCATGCGCTTTTCCAAACGACCTGAATAAACCCATGCGCCCCACAGTTCAAGCCAGCCATTCAGCCACTCATGCTGTTCTTTGGTGAGGTTTAGTTCTCTTATGCCCACGCGCCTTCTCCCTGTACCTGAATCAATGTGAGATTTCCGCAGAACACTGCCCCAGTATCGATATACATCTGGTTGGCAAATTTGAGTGGTTTCACTGCTGGCGTATGACCAAAGATAAACGTGTCCGCGCCTTTAATTTCTTTAACGATCCCGTCTTGTGAGTTGCTGATTCGTTCGCGGTTCCAGATTACCTGCTGATGATCAACTGGCTTTCCAAATTCGTATTCGTCACAAGGATAATCGGCGTGGCAGATGACATATTTTTTACCTTTGCTCACCAGTTCGATGATTAACGGAAGTTCTTCTGCTTTATGGGCAAGAGCTTTAGCCAGAATTTCTTTGTCGTAATCGAGATTAAAGAACCAGCCACCGCCATCAAGCAGCCAATGATTAACGTTTCCACGCTCTGATAAGCCATCAATCATCATTTGCTCATGGTTTCCACGTACAGCTCTGAACCAGGGGAATGTGATTAATTCCAGGCATTCAACGTTCTCTGCACCACGATCAACCAAATCGCCCACCGAGATAAGCAGGTCTTTTTTGTTGTCGAATCCAATCGTATCCAGTTTGTTCATCAGGTTCGTGTAGCATCCGTGCAGATCGCCAACTACCCAAATATTTCGGTATTTGCTGCCATCAATTCTTTCGTAGATATTCATGCAGCCTCACTTCTGCTGTTTCGCAGTTTTTTAAGTTTCTGTTGATACTCCGCCTTGATGGTCCTGCACTCTTCGACAGTCCAGCGATGGCGGTTATGGTTTGATTCGATTTCGTCTACTGCTTCCTGCCCGATGCGGTTAATCAGTTCGACGCGATACGGAACGAGATTTCCGCTTTTGTGCTGGTTGCACACCACGCATTGCTTGTGAATATTGCGTTCATCAAATCGGAGTTGAGGCGCCGCAGCAGTTGTCCGGTAATGCCCGGCATCCCACTGAGCAGACGTGAGCGTTCCGCACGAGATACATGGTAAGTCGCGGTCTCTTTCTCTGATGAAGGCGTTTACGGCTTGTTGGGCTTGTTTAATCCAGTAACTGCGGGGCTTTAAGGCGAGTTTTCGAATCTTAAGTTTATCTTTCTGTTTCTGCTCCTCTCGTCGTCGTTTCTTCTCTGCTGCCTTTTCCGCTTTTTCGCGTTCTTTGCTTCGTCGTTCGAGTGCTATCTTGGTTCCACACTCTGGAGAGCACCACCACTGATTGGCGAATGCAGGGTGAAACCATTCCCGACATTCATCGTTTTTACATCGTCTTCGCGCTGGTTTAGCCATCGTCTTCTTCCTCGTGCATCGAGCTATTCGGATCGCTCATCAGTTCTGCGCAGCAGTGCTCACACACGTGAACTTCCAGCACATGCAGCTTCTGACCGCAGTTAGCGCACGTTAAAGCTCGCTCGACGCTTTCTTTCTGGTATTGAATGGATTGGGATGGGCTAAGCATTAACAACCTCCATACAAACTTTCACGAATGCCGTTGCTACTTCTGCATTGATTGCGTTTCCATATCCAATAATTCGCTGATCTTGATTGCGCTTTGCCATTCTTCCCAGTGTGGACTTGCCTCGTCCCAAGCTTTTGGCAATGCCATTAACCATCGGGAATGAGCCGGGTCTAACTGGACGATATTTTTCATCTCTACAGTAAAGCCAGTCTGCATCTCTCCAGAAGCCGTTAACCGGTAATGGGTACATAGCTTCACCGTCCCGGGAAGTTTCAAGCAGATTCTTGGGGTTCCGCTCTTGTCTTTTCCGCTGTAGCAATGCGTTGAACCTGTTGCATCGTTCGCTAAAGGAGTTTGCCATCCCGCTAGTCTCACGCATCCAGATAGGTTCTGAATTCCCCTGCGCGTCTCTGGCTGAAAGTTGATATTTGTCGTTGGAGTAGGCCACCCAATACAATCGCTGCCTGATGTGCGGAGAACCGAAGCCCGCAGCGCAAATATCGGTACCTGCAGAGGTGTAGTTCGCACCTTCCAAGTCAGTTTGTACAAGGTCGAGCCAAGCGAGGCCGTCTGCGCTTGCAACCTGTTCGCCAATAACGATGCCAGGATTGCATTTTTCAATAAGCCAGAAGAATGCCGGCCATAAGTGCCGCTCGTCATCAACCCCTTTTCCTTTGCCTGCCGAGCTGAAAGGTTGGCATGGGCAACTTCCTGTCCAGATACTCTTGTTGTCTGGCCATCCTGCTTTTCTAAGTGCATAGCTCCAAACTCCGATTCCTGCAAAAAAGTGGTGCTGGGTAAATCCTCGCAAATCACCTGGTGTGACATCTTCAATACTCCTTTCATCTACATAACCGGGGGCAATTTCTCCAGCGTCAATTAAGTTACGCAGCCATTGCGCTGCATACGGATCTATTTCGTTGTAATACGCAGTCATCGTCATTTCCTCGCACGATGTCTTAGCCACCGGATATCCCACAGGTGAGCCGTGTAGTTGAAGGTTTTTACGTCAGATTCTTTTGGGATTGGCTTGCGTTTATTTCTGGAGCGTTTCGTTGGAAGGTATTTGCAGTTTTCGCAGATGATGTCGGTGATACTTCGTCGCTGTCGCCTCATGCCGCCCTGTCTCCCCATCTCGCTTTCCACTCCAGAGCCAGTCGCGCTTCGTCTGACCACTTAACGCCACGCTCTGTACCGAATGCCTGTATAAGCTCTAATAACTCCGCAAATTCGCTTACACGCATCCTGCTGGTTGACTGGCCTATTACCACAAAGCCATTCCCGGTAAGGTTAGGAACAACGTCCTGCTGCTTTAATGCTGCTGTAAAAACGCACTTCCAGCTTTCTGCATCCAGCCAGCGACCATGCCATTCAACCTGACGAGAGACGTCACCAAGGCAAGCCCAAAGCTTTCGATTCTGGTCTAAGCTGCGGTTGCGTTCCTGAATGGTTACTACGATTGGTTTGGTTGGGTCTGGAAGGATTTGCTGTACTGCGTGAATAGCGTTTTGCTGATGTGCTGGAGATCGAATTTCAAAGGTTAGTTTTTTCATGACTTCCCTCTCTAACAGATTTCAGGTTATTCCACTCCGTTACCGCACTGCGATAATTCGCGGCCGCCACAGTAGAGTGGTTAGCGCAGTAGATTTGGCACCCGTTCTCCATGTCGAATATTGTCGGTGATTTTCCGCATTTACATTTTTTGGCACGCGGTGCGTCTGAACACATTCCGTTAACGGTGTCCATCAGGATCCCCCTAGTTCTTAATCCAATAAAAAAGGGCTACTGTGTAAATAGCCCCTGTTATTAGCTCAGTGATGTAGATGGTCATACGTCAGCCCCTTGTGCATATCGTCTGCCACGCGCAGCAGGTGCATTTGATACTGTGCAAATCTGTCTGGCTTCGTCCTGGTCACATGCAACAAAGTGTCCGTTGCAGAACCGCTGGTAAACCGTACCAAGCGAGCCAAAACGGTTTTTCGTCACAATGATTTCAGCAAATGGCGCGGCGCTACTGTTCTCGTCATATACCGCTTCCCGATAGAGCATGATGATTGAGTCTGCGTCCTGTTCAATGCTTCCAGAATCACGCAAATCTGCGTTTGTCGGGCGTTTGTTTGGTCGCTTCTCAACATCGCGCGAAAGCTGACTTAGGGAGATAACAGGCGTTTTCAGGTCTTTCGCCATCGCTTTTAGACTTCCGGAGATGTGAGCAATTGCGAGGTCGTTGCGATCTGCTTTCGGCTTCTCAATCAGGCCAAGATAATCCGCCATGATGAGTGACAGGTTTGGATTTTCCTGTTTGTGCCGTTCTGCGATTGAGCGAATTTCTTCGACCGATAACCGCGAGGCATCGACTACCCATACATCCAAATCTGCAAGCTGACTCATGCCGTTAGCAACACGCGCCCAGCCTTCGTCATCCATCGATGCAGGATTTCGCAGTACGCTAACCGACATCCTCCCGGCGTTGGCAATGCTTCGCTCTGCAATCTGCAATGCGCTCATTTCCATTGAGAAAATCAATACCCCGCGCCGGACGTCAGAACCAGGAATAACTCGGCTTGCAACGCCTTCGGCAATCTTCAGCGCCAGTTCTGTTTTCCCCATACCAGGACGAGCAGCGATTATCACCAGGTCTTCCGCGTTCATCCCTCCGGTGATGGCGTCAAGTTCTTCGATTCCGGTCTTCAGGGTATCTGACTCTTCTCCGTTCCTCAGACGCCTGTCAAGCGTGTCAGTGTAGTCAGTGATGATTTCCCCTAACCGTACCGGTTTAACCTCGTCACGGGGCTTTCTGATGGCTGAGAGACGCTTTACAAGTTCATCCATCGCCTGACTCGATGCGTCGATGGTTCCGCTCTGAATTGGTTCACGCATTTCATCCATGATTTCCAGCACCAGACGGCGGTGATAGTTATCCGCGACCATTCCGGCATATCCCTTCAGGTTTGCGGCACTCGGGCAGTTTTTGCTGGTCATCAGGATTGACGTGAAATGCTCCTCTCCGCACGCCTCGGCAACCATCAGCGCGTCGATTAGGTTTCTGTTTCTCGCCTGCTTACGGATAACCTCGAAGGCTTTCCGGTAGAGCGGAATTGAAAACGCTTCCGGCTCCAGCGTTGCCAGAACGTCGCTGGCGGTTGGTGTTAATCCACCAATCAGCAGGCCACCGATAACGCTCGCTTCGATATCCTGTTTCATGCAATCCCCCTGTCTGCAAACTTCCCTTCCCGAACTCCCGTTAACGAATCTTCCCTCAGCAGGTAATCAAAATCAGCTGTCCAGCCCGTGTCGTTGTCTCCGAAGTAAAACGGCTTGGCCTGATGCACAAACGCCCTGACATACGCTCTGAAACCGTCCACGTTTGGCGTTTTCAGTTGCGGGATGATTTTCTTCAGGCGGCGTTTGCGTTTCTCGTTGACCGCAACAGCGTGTGGCAGTCTGTCACCGACTTCGGTGTTGTAAGCGTTCAGGAAGGATTCGTAGTCGATTCGTTCTGCCTTGCGACGTTCAGGTTTAACCTGCCCATCGCCGCCCCCGTTAGGGGGTAAGGGGGTATTTGTATTTATTGTCTTTTGTATATTGTCTTTTGTGTTTAGCTGACTTGGCTTATACCCATTAGCCGACTTGGCTAATGTTTTATTAGCTGTTTTAGCTAATGTTAAGCTGTCATGGCTAATCCACTGAGAAACCACCTTGTTCACTCCGATTTTCACGCCATCAGCAATGAGGAATTTACGCTCAATAAGCTGGCGCTTGGCAGCGCAAACATGAGTGTGATGAATACCTGTCATGGCTGCTATCTGCGTGTTTGTGAGTCGATCCATCGGCTTATTGAATCCGTATGTCTTGCGCATGATAGCGAGCATCACCTTCAACTGCCGGACGGTTAAATCAGCCATCAGCAGACTGTCGGTAATCTCGTTAGCAACGCGCATGAAACCATCTTCGGTATCTGCCACGCGATGCTCCACGACCTCCAGTTGAGGCCTGTAATCAGCTAACTTAACGACGCCCATGTTTCACTCCTGCTTTGGCTAGTCTGTAAACACCAACAAGGCGCTCTGCGAACGCCCTGTTATTTGCTGCGGCTACCACTAATCCCTCAGGTGAATCAGGGTGTCGAATCTCTTCTTTTTCCTGGTATTTCTTACGACGTTTTGTCATAATGACTCCTGTGGATTGATCCAGTAATTCCCTCAGAATTCCATCTGGATTTGTTCAGAACGCTCGGTCTTGCACACCGGGCGTTTTTTATTGGTGAGTCCATCAAGCGCATACTTAAAAGCCCTGCTAATCGGACTGATGTCTGATGCCATTCCGAAAGCACACAAGACCGAAGCAATAAATCTCCAGTCCGTTCTGCTTATCTTCGATTCATGACAGCCAATCATCTTTGCCAGACCGCGCTGTGTAAGCGTTGACAGGTTGATGAGTAAATCTGTTTCTGCACGATCAACGTCGCGCTGTGATAGTTTGCTGTAACTTGTTTGTTCCATTTCTTAAGATTTCCATAGGTAAATAATCACTAACACTCATCTTTCGATGAGTGCTTAATTAGTTACCGCGTTGTCGGCGGTGCAGATTGATAAAGAGCGGTGTTACTTATGCAGCCAGAAGGTTCTTTTTGCTTATTTCAAGCATTTCGCTTGCTTGATATTTGCCACCAGAAATCTCTTCGATTTTTGATGCGTATTTAGTTTTCCCAAAAAACTCAGTCTTAGGGAGGAAGCCGTTTTTGAGCCACTTATAGACAGCCCTTTCGCTAACTCCACAAGCCTTCGCAACTTCAGGGATGCCGACACCTTTAATCGGCTCATCAAGATTTTGCATAGGAATATCCTTTTTCGTACTTTCAGTACGTATTATGGTTGAACTGAAAGTTTTTGCAAGTGCTTTAGTATCGTACTCATGGTTCAGAATGAAAAAGTGCGCAAAGAATTCGCCCAGCGGCTAGCGCAAGCCTGTAAAGAAGCTGGTCTTGATGAACATGGTAGGGGGATGGCCATAGCCCGTGCCCTTTCTCTTTCGTCCAAAGGCGTTAGCAAATGGTTTAATGCTGAGTCTTTACCGCGTCAGGAAAAAATGAATGCGCTTGCGAAATTTCTAAACGTTGATGTTGTTTGGCTTCAGCACGGCACTTCGTTAAATGGAGCGAATGATGAAGATACTCTTTCATTTGTTGGCAAATTAAAAAAAGGGTTAGTGCGCGTGGTTGGTGAGGCAATTCTTGGTGTTGATGGTGCCATCGAGATGACCGAAGAGCGCGATGGGTGGCTCAAAATTTATAGCGATGATCCAGATGCCTTTGGTCTTCGTGTGAAAGGAGACAGCATGTGGCCCAGAATAAAATCAGGAGAATATGTACTCATTGAGCCTAACACCAAAGTATTCCCGGGTGATGAGGTGTTTGTCAGAACCATCGAAGGACACAACATGATCAAGATTCTTGGCTATGACAGAGATGGAGAATACCAGTTTACAAGCATCAACCAAGACCACAGACCAATAACGTTGCCTTATCATCAAGTAGCAAAGGTGGAGTATGTGGCTGGTATTCTGAAGCAGTCCCGCCATCTGGATGACATCGAGGCAAGGGAGTGGCTGAAAAGTTCGTGACTTCATCGTCACATAGCTGGTAACCAATGGCCTGAAGAGACGTTTGGATGATGAAAGGTCGCACAGAAGTGCGGCCTTTTTTATTGGTAGTGATCCACACATTGTGCTAACGCATTAATTAGCATTAATATTTAGCTTAATCACAGAATAGCTAAAAATATTTTAGCGATAAATATATACATATCAATGAGATAAATAAAAATGATGCATTTTGTAGCTAATTGATGATTTAGCTACCATTGCCCTGCTTATTTGAAATAAGCTATCATCACCATAACCAAGCATATGGGGGATTTATGGATACTAAAAAACGAGCTCAAAAAGCAGCAGCAATGTCAGCAATCGTTAGATCAGCTCCAAAGCCAACTCACACAGGATTAATGGCGACAGGTGTTTCTTGTGCTGTTTTGCCTGATGGTCGCAGAGTGGTTTCAATGCAAGGTGCAAATGGATTGGCAGAAACATTCGGTGTATCTGTTGGCTCAAAAATGCCAAGATGGGTACCAAATGGGAAGCCAGGTCAATTACCATATGTTCTCCAAGCAAATGAGCTTCAGCCATATATTTCTGATGAACTAAGAGAAGCGCTAGCAGAACCAATTGTATATAAAAATACATCAGGTGCAGGTGTCGCTTATGGCATTGACGTTACTATGCTACCAGCGCTTTGCGAGGCATGGACAGATGCTGAGAGGGATGGAGCCCTACGACAAAAGCATCACTTGAATACAGCTGCAAAAGCCAAAGCGCTCTATAAAGCTCTAGCTAGAGTTGGCGCCGTTGCGCTCGTTGATGAAGCGACTGGATACCAAAAAGAACGAGAGCGCGATGAACTGGCAAAACTCCTTGAGCAATTCATCGCTAAAGAAATGCGACCATGGGTAAGCACATATCCGCCAGAATTCTTTGAGGAGTTATGTAGACTCAGAGGAGTCCCATTCAAAGCAAACATGCGGAGACCGCAATACTTTGGTCATCTTGTGAATAACATAACTTATGACCGCATGGCACCAGAGCTAAGAAATGCGCTAAAGGAAGAAAGAGCAAAAGCAAAAAAGGCAGGTGCAAAAATGCATCAGTTTCTATCAGAGGGAACTGGATATGGTCTTCTTCAAAAGAGACTTACAGGGGTAACAACACTCATGCAAGCAAGCGATACTTATGAAGATTTCATCCAATTGCTTGATAAGGTACACCCTCTACTAACCGTAGAAGATATTGACGCAGAATAACTTTATTGCCCCGGCCTCAGCGCCGGGTTTTCTTTGCCTCACGATCGCCCTCCCATATTTAATAGCCGCAAATGTGGTAAACCGCGAACCAACTCACCAGCAATAACCACTCCAACTACAGACCAATCTGCAGCATTTACAAAAATAAATTTCCTTATATATCAAAATCATATCTCGCAGCATTAATAAATCACAAAAATTTCGTACCAATAGTTCTTGATAATGTCGAACTATTGGTTCATTATTGTCACATCAGCAGGACGCTGGAAGCCAAACGGAAAAGATTGGCAGGCTCTTTAACTTCGATGGGGCGCTGACAAAGCGCAAACAGATACCAAACGAGATGGGTTTGGCGGTGATGTGAATTGCAGCTGCAACGACAGCAACCAGAAGATCAGCATCTGGCGCATCACCACCAAAGCCATTTCACATGAGGGAAACATCATGACGGTAATCGTGTACGGAAAATCAACATTCGCAGGAAATGCCAAAACTCGCCGTCATGAGCGGCGCAGAAAACTGGCTATCGAGCGTGATTCCATCTGCAACATCATCGATTCGATCTTCGGAACAGACAGCGAGGAACCAGTTCAGAAAGGCACGAGAAAGCGTTTAAGCCTTTCTGAAAAAGCAATATCACTCGGCAACATTCGTAACCAAAATACCGACGAATGCAGTGGAAGTATTTGCCTGCCAAACGTAGCCATTTACGCGGCAGGCTACCGGAAATCCAAACAACTGACAGCGAGGTAACGATCCCCCGCCGTCGAGGAACTAAATTAGCTCATCAGCTTTACCAGCAAAGCGCATATAACACTCATGGAACCAGACGTCAGGTATAACAAATTTCTCTTTACCTGACGCGCTGTAAGTCACACCTGAGCGATGGAGAAGACCTTTTCTCATAAGAGATAAAGCGACCGGATCGCCGTGCTTAAGTACGATTTTGTTATTTGCCATAACAGCAAATGCTAAAACCTCTTTTTCCTGAATACTCAGAGAATTGAACAGGCGCTCAGTCTCCACAATTACTTTAGCCTCATCTCTCTTACTGAGATATTTTTTATATCTGTCTGAAGATGCCAGAAATATAAACTCCATCACCCTGTTCAGAACATAACTGATACACAAAAGCATTGCGTAATACATCCAGTGATCTGGAAGTATTTCAGGATTCCTTATATCTACCCACTCTTTAATTGATGCTGGGGTGATTATTATCAAGGCAATTAAAATAATAAGCATATGAATTAACTGTTGTAGCGTAAGACCACGCAGGAAGAAACGTAATAGTTCCTGCCACCAGTTACTCATCGGTGAATCTCCATCATTCTCTCTGTAGGGGTGAATAGAGTTTATCCGATTTCTCGCTGTAGGGGTACACGAGAACCACCGAGCCTGATGTGGTTAAAAGACAGGCACAATCTTTACTACCGCAAGCCACGCAGTGAAATGGGTGTGACTTGTGTTGGTCGCCAGAAAATGAAATTAGGCAGCAAACCACTTATTTGAGAGGAATTAATATGTCATCAATCCGCTTAACTACGAGAATGAAAGAGGAAATCGCTCGTAACGCTTTAATTAAGTCTGGGGTTTTCACTGAACTTGAAGAAGTAACAAAGTTAAAGAACCAGCTTGCACTTGACGCCAGAGTTATTGCGTTTGGCGGTAAAAAGAAAACTGAGGAAGTGGATCAGTTATCATCCAAGTTGGTAGCTATAAGTGAAGAACTTGAAAAGATGGGATGTTCATTTTACTCATACGATGTTCGTTCTACTTCAATTTATCTGACTGTATCTGGCAGAAGGGTTGGATGGCATTCATATGGGAAAGACGGCAACGGCGAAGATATATTGCTCCCTACTCCAACCAAATATAAATGCATGTTTGACGCAGAACACGAAATAACAAAAAGGTTTGATGAAATCTGCGCATTGCAACAAAACCTTGAAGCCTTGAAAAAGGATATCGAATCAAATGTATGGGCTGCTTTGAACTCAGTCACAACAGTTAAGCGACTTATTGAAGTTTGGCCTGAAAGCAAAGAATTGCTACCAAAAGAAGCAGATAAAGCAAGTACAGCACTTCCTGCTTTACGGGTAGAAGATTTGAATAAGATGATTGGACTTCCTTCCGAGGCCGCATAGTCGACCTTTATTTTTGGCACTAACAACAGAATAAACACTGCACTGTGTATTCATTCCAACGAGTGAATACGCGGAGCAATGTCGCTCGTAACCAAACAGGAGCCGACTTGTTCTGATTATTGGAAATCTTCTTTGCCCTCCAGTGTGAGGGCCTTTTTATATGCATACCAATAACGCTTCACTCGAGGCGTTTTCGTTATGCAATCAAACAGAAGGAGCATCCTATGCAACAGTTCGCTATTGCAGGGGCGGCATCGGTTCGCCCTTTCAACCCGATTTTATCGGTACAGCATTCACGAAAAAATATTTTAACCGGAGCAGACTTTAAACAACCAAGAATGAAAAGCTTGCTCGAAAAGCTTTGGGATATTTTGAAACAACAAGGCCGTCCATGAGTTTTACAGATAACTGGTCAGACGAAGAATTCATTCGTCAGATGAACAAAATGCTCAATCAGAACAAAGAACAGGAGAAAGATGATGATTCTGACTCTGAATGATAAGCGTGAAATATCGCAAATAATCGCAAGTTTTACTGATGAAGATTACGAACGAATCAACAGTGAAGTTGATCGCCTCTGCAAACGTTGCGACCCAATAAGCGAAATGCTTCGCTCATATAAACCAGATGAACACACTAAGGACGCTATCGACTGGCTGGAAGATGATGACTGTGACTATCAGGAAAAAGCCGCTGAATGGTTCTGGGATGCAATAACCAAAAGAGTTAAGGCTGAATATGCCTTCGCAATATTCAAACGCAGACACATTTTTGGAGAAGCAGCATGAGCAATATCGTTGAATTCGTTAAACAGCAAGAGCAGTTATTCTGCGGAGCATTGACTGAACAGACGGTGACATGGGCTAAGGAAAGCCAGTTTGCAATTCAGTATTTCCAGAAAAATGATTACCTGGCTAAAACGGCACTGGCAAATCCAACCAGCGCACAGAACGCCATCATCAATGTTGCGGCGATCGGAATCACCTTAAACCCGGCCAGCAAACTTGCTTATCTAGTTCCGCGCGACGGCATGGTTTGCCTTGATATCAGCTATATGGGATTACTTCACCTTGCACAGTCGACAGGATCAATTAAGTGGGGGCAATGTAAACTGGTGTACTCAAACGACACCTATGAATCAAACGGCCTTGATTCAGCGCCAACCCACAAATACAACGCATTTGGTGAGCGAGGCTCTATTGTTGGTGGTTATTGCACGGTTAAAACAGCAGATGGTGACTACCTGACTGAAGAAATGAGTCTGGCAGAAATTAAAGCTGTGGAAGCAACGAGCAAGGCAAAGAATGGACCGTGGAAGACATTCTGGGAAGAGATGGCGCGTAAAACAATAGTTAAACGCGCCAGCAAATACTGGCCTAAAGCACAGCGACTGGATAATGCCATTCACCTGCTTAACGAAGATGAGGGTATGCATCAGGAACCGGTTATGCCGCACAAATCAGAGGAAGATATCCGCGAAGATGAACGGAAACGCCAGCAGGAAATAATGGAAAAAGCACAACTTCTTTGTGATGAAATGGCTCAGGCTGAAAACATGGATGATTTGAAGAGATATTTTGCAGAAGCATATCGCCTGACATCTGGAATGAAATTGCAGCAGAACGTACAAGCCATTTACGCAGAATGCAAAGCGAAACTGGAGGTTACCAGTGAGCAAACTGTATGAAATTTCCAATGAATACGCAAAATTGATGGATTCAGATTTAGAACCAGAGATGATTGCTGACACAATAGAAGGCATGGAAGGAGAATTTACCGATAAAATAGAGCAACTTCTTTCCGTCATTAAAAATGAATCTGGTTATGCCGAACGCCTCAAGGAAGAGGCAAAGTCACTGAATGAGCGAGCCACAGTAATTCAAAATAAGATTGACAGCATTATGGCGTATATAGCGTCATCGCTTGAAATGGTTGGCAAGAAAAAGATTCGAGCAGGTATTCACCAGGTAACAATCCGCAAACCGTCAGAAATTGTAGAAATCATCGACTCAAGCGCCCTTCCTCCTGAATACGTTGAGTTTGAAACGACAATTAAAGCCGACAAACTGGCAATCAAACACCAACTAAAAGCAGGAATAAATATCCCCGGTGCTCAACTCAAAGTTGGGAAACCTTCACTTCTTATCAAATAACGGTATCGCCTATGAAAAAGACTCCATGGGAGAAATGGGAAGTCGATTTCTTGCGCGAAGTGGCGGCGACAATGCCAGTTGAAGTTATCGCTGAAAAACTGGAAAGGACTGAAAAAGCAGTAATGGCGAAAGCAACAAGGATTGGAGCTGACATTGTTAGCCGACTTCGTGGAAGACGCTGGACAAGAGCCGAAGTATCACTTTTCGGTAAGTTCTCCGCAGAAGAAATAGCAATTGCAACCTGCCGCTCAATTTATTCAGTAAGAGCTATGCGATACAAGCTAAAAAAACTCGATGAAGAAAGAGCAGGCATACGAATAAATTAACAAAGAGGAATTAACCATGAGAGGACTTGCATACAATCCCGGCATTCTTCCGGCAGAAATGATTATTCGCCAACGCGTAAAGCCAATGCCATCGAGAGAGGAATTGCTTAAAAGAAATTCTTTTCCATCAGTGAATCAAAACAAATATCTGAATGCGATGTGGCGCAAAGGAGGCAACCAGTGAGCAAGATTGACTATCAGACACTGCGTGAGGCGGCAGAGCGTGCAATTCCGGCAATGGAACGCCTGTTAATGTTGCCAGTTGATGATGATCTGATAAGCGAACAGGAACTTAAAGATTACGGCGTGGATATTGATGCGCTCAACGCCTTCAAATTTCTGACCGGACCAGAAACCGTGCTGGCGCCGCTGGATGAACGGGAAAGAAACCAGCAATACATCAAATCCCGCGACCAGGAGAACGAGGAAATTGCGCTAACGGTAGGGAAGCTGCGCGTTGAGCTTGAAGCAGCAAAATCAAAACTCAACGAGCAGCGTGAGTATTACGAGGGCGTTATCTCGGATGGAAGTAAGCACATAGCAGAACTGGAAAAACAATGCGCCGAATGGGAGCGAAAAGCATTAAGCAACTTTGAAGAGTGTGCTGCGATGGCTGAACGTATCGAGGAGTTGGAGCAGGCCAACACAGGACAGGACGCCAATATAAACAGCCAACAGGAACGCGTGACTCAATCAGCTAATCGGCACGTATATCACTACAACGCAGTAGGCGATGTTGGCGGAATCGCCATGTCCGGGATTGCGCAGTTACCTTTCAGAATCAAATCGCAATCCGACCTTGAAGAGTTTAAAAGCGCACTTAGCAAGGTTTGTGGTTTCCATGCAAACGCAATTACATCTCTTTCATATCTTGGGCGTGAGGAAGAAGAATAAAGCGATGAAAAACCGTAAAGCAAAGATGCTTATTTCCCGTGTATACAGACGTTGCTATCCCAGCCAGTGGTTGAGAGTTAGCAATCGCCGTGTGGTGTTGTACTTATATTCTGGAATTGCCAGAGAGGGAGTCAAAGATAAGCGCAGCGCGGCGCAAAACCGCTGGAAAAACCACTTGCGTATCAAAGGAGAGTGATATGGATAAAAACACCACTGCTTACTGGAATCTGTCACTTGATACCGAATGCCCAAAATGCGGTCACAATTTCGATCTGCTTTGTGATGCTGATTTCTGGGAGTTTTCTGGAGCTAAACAGGCATGTGAAGAAATAAAAGGTTACGAAACATGCTGTCCAGAATGTAACCATGAATTTAAAACAGATTTCGTGTATTGAGGCATAACAAATGACCACTATTACCAGAGAACAGGCACAGAAAATTATTGAAGCAGCCGATGAGGTTATTAGTGCGCTGGCCGGAACTAATGAGGATGTTAACCCTGATAGCAATGACATGCTACGTCTGTGGGATGACCTGAATGACCGTCACGCGCCCCCTGAAGTTGTGCGTGAGCTGGCACGAATTGCACTGGCATCACTGGGAGCAGAACCAGTTGCTTATATTTTCAAACATCCGGCCGGAAAATTATTCTGGGCTTTGACGGATGAAAGCAATAAAGATCAATCGGACGTTATTCCTGTTTATGCTGCCTCACCTGCACCGATAGCGTCGGAGGCCATTGAAAACGCTATTGAATACATCCGCAGTATCGCTTTTCACATCGATGAAGACGATTACCACGGCAAACATATTGCGTATTTCATGCGACAAGCATTGGCCTGGCTGGAAGGGCATTCATGCAGCGACGAAAGACTGGGTAAAGCCGAGAATCAACCAGTACGCGGCAACCAGGCTGCCGAATCCAATCGCGGTAATGAGTGGACTGGCAATCCTGATATTGATAACGCCATCATCATGCTCGACCGCATAGATACGGCGGAAAGTTGCGATGATGACCGTATTGAGGCCGTTAAGGCTGTGTTGCGTAGACTGGCTGGCAACTCTCCGGTAATTCCGGATGGTTGGATAAGCTGTAGTGAGCGAATGCCCCCTCAAGATGATTGGATTTTAATTTATTCAAAGCACGGCGAGTATATGGCAGGACAGGTGCAAGGGGAATACGTGGAGTTGAGCGACGGCACTTTATCGTGGTTAGGGAACGTCTTGTTCTGGATGACGTTGCCAGAACCTCCGAAGGGGGCGAAATGATGGATGTAAAAGAGAAGGTTTTGCAGGTGATGCGTTCCCGGGCTGCCCTGCAAGATAAAGCTCTCGGCGGGGAATATCCATTCACGATAGCAACCTGGAATCTGCGGTTGGCAATGGAGAAGGAATTTCCTGATGAAGAATGGCGTTCGGCAGATTTGCGCAAAATTCTTATGGAGCTGGCTAAAGACGGAGCAGTATCCAAAGATACCTATGCCAGCCGGATTGGTCAGGCGGTATGGAGACTGGAGGTGCGGTAATGGCTAACCTGCAACTTGCCGTCAAAGGTGAATACTTCGATGCCATGATTCGTGGAGAGAAAACGGAAGAGTATCGCCTGTGTAATGACTACTGGAATAAGCGAATTATGTTCCGGGAGTATGACCGCCTGATTATCACAAAGGGATATCCGAAGCGCGACGATTCCAGCCGAAGAATTGACGTCCCGTATGACGGATATGAAATCAAGACAATCACACATCCGCACTTCGGCGATAAACCGGTAAAGGTGTTCGCGATAAAGGTGAATATCGGCAATGGATAACAATCCTCGCACTCGCGGGGATTTCTTTTATCTGAACTCGCTACGGCGAGTTTTGTTTTATGGAGATGATAAATGCACTTCCGAGTCACAGGTGAATGGAATGGAGAGCCATTCAACAGAGTTATCGAAGCGGAGAACATCAATGACTGCTATGACCACTGGATGATATGGGCGCAGATAGCACATGCAGACGTAACCAATATTCGAATTGAAGAACTGAAAGAACACCAAGCCGCCTGATGGCGGCTTTTTATTGCCTGATTTGCAGGTTCGATTCCCTATTCGGAGATAGCACTCATGCAACACGAACTACAGCCTGATTCACTGGTTGATTTGAAATTCATCATGGCCGATACTGGCTTCGGTAAAACCTTCATCTATGACCGGATTAAGTCCGGAGACCTGCCTAAAGCCAAAGTTATCCACGGGCGAGCAAGATGGTTATATCGTGACCATTGTGAATTCAAAAATAAACTCTTAAGCCGCGCCAATGGGTAA